TAAACAAATTGGTGAAGACATTGGCGCTCATGTTATTGACATCCGCTTGAGTCTTTGGGAACCCACTGATATTAAAGGCGTTCCTTACTTTGATTCTAACACTGGCAAAATGCTTTGGGCACCTCCCAGCGAACTGCCAGACGAAGAAATGGCCAAAGAACATAAAAAGATCATCCTCTTTTTGGATGAGATGAACAGTGCTCCTGGTAGCACCCAAGCTGCCGCTTATCAACTTATTCTTAATCGTCGCATTGGTACTTATCGCTTGCCAGACAATGTGGTAATTGTGGCTGCTGGCAACCGTGAAGCAGATCGCGGTGTTACTTATCGTATGCCAGCTCCATTGAGCAACCGCTTTATTCACTTGGAACTGCGTGTGGATTGGGACGACTACGCTTTTTGGGCTACCGAAAATCGTATCCATAAGGATGTAGTTGGCTTTTTGACCTTCTCAAAGAAAGATCTTCATGACTTTGATCCAAAGTCTGCTTCAAAGGCATTCGCTACTCCACGTAGCTGGACCTTTGTGTCAGAGCTATTGGAGGACGACGACACTGACGAGAACACTATGACTAACCTTATTTCAGGTGCAGTTGGTGAAGGTCTTGCAATTAAGTTTATGGCACATCGTAAAGTTTCCAGCAAGATGCCCGATCCCACTGACATTTTGAATGGCAAGGTTAAGAAAATGGAATCGCGTGAGATTAGCGCCATGTACTCACTGGCAGTTAGCCTCTGCTATGAACTTAAAGATTCCAGCGACAAACGAGCAAAGACTTGGGATAAACAAGTCAATAACTTCTTCCGTTTTATTATGGACAATTTTGAAACTGAATTGGTTATTATGAGCACTAAACTTGCTCTTACTCAATATCAACTTCCTCTGGATCCAGACGAGATTGATTGCTTTGATGAGTTCCATACCAAATTTGGTAAGTACATTTCGGCAGCTACCGAAAAGAAGTGAAAATTTACCACTTGACACCGCCTTCGGGCGGTGTTATACTATATACATTATATAGGAGAGCATTATGCAACATTCATTAGATCCAGTTGTTGACAAAATTATTGTAGCTCGAGTAGGTCTACTACTTCGCCATCCATTTTTTGGTAACATGGCTACTCGTCTTAAAGTTATTGATGCTACTGAATGGTGCGCCACTGCTGCCACAGATGGTCGGGCACTCTATTACAATCGAAACTTTTTTGAAGACTTGACCAATAAACAAGTTGAATTTGTTATTGGCCACGAAATCCTCCATAACGTATTCGATCACTTGAGTCGTAACGAAGGTCGTAATCGCAAAGTATTCAACATTGCTGCTGACTATTGCGTAAACGGTCAATTGATTCGCGACCATATTGGCGAGCAACCTCCAAAGATTCCTATCTTCCATGATCCCCAACATTATGGCAAAAGTGCAGAGCAAGTATACGACGAGCTCATGGAAAAGTATGATGAACAAGAACTAGGTGAACTAGGCAAGCTACTTGACGAGCATATTGACTGGGACAAAGACGATGAAAATGGTCGTCCAAAATATACTAAAGAAGAGCTCAAGGCCATTCGTGATGAAATCCGTGAAGCCACTATTCAAGCAGCCAATGCCGCAGGTGCAGGCAATACTCCCTCAGGTGTAGCTCGTCTTATTAAGGATCTTACCGAGCCTAAAATTAATTGGCGTCAATACCTACGTCAACAAATCCAAAGTTTGATCAAGGCTGATTTCAGTTTTACCCGTCCTAATCGCAAAGGTTGGGGATTAGGTGCTATACTGCCCAGCATGAAACATGAAGAAACTATTGACATCTGTGTTAGCTTAGACATGAGCGGTAGTATTACTGATGAAATGGGCAAGGATATGCTCAGCGAAATCAAAGGCATTATGGATGAGTACAAAGACTTTAAAGTAAAAATTTGGTGTTTTGACACTAGTGTGTATAATGAGCAAAACTTTGACAGCTACGAAAATGACATCGAATCGTATGAACTCAAAGGCGGTGGCGGTACTGAGTTTATGGCCAATTGGACTTATATGAAAGAACATAATATTACTCCTAAGAAGTTCATTATGTTTACTGATGGTTATCCATATGGTTCTTGGGGTGACGAGCATTATTGCGATACCTTGTTTATTATCCACGGCAATCAAACTATTGTTCCACCGTTTGGTCAATATGCCTATTACGAAGAAGCTAAGTAATGGCCCTAAAGAATGGCAAGCCTAATCCATTAAATTTATTAGGTTTACGGCGAGTAGACTTTCCTGCTCGCCATTTTCATTATACTACATTAGAACCTGATAAAATTCAATTAATTAATGATTGGGTGTTTAATAATTTAAATGGTAGATATTATTTAGGCAGAAAATTAGTACTAGATCATACTAACAGTATTCGGTATGCCCTATCATTAGGATTTGAAGAAGAAAAAGAACTCAGTTTCTTTTTGCTTTCTTATTCAGATTTATAATCTTTAAGATTTTAAAAAAGATATATAATAGTACACTTTTAAGGAGATACAATGAACAAAGCACCAATGAAACAACAGCAAGAGCCAGTAGAAGAAGCAGAGATGGACGTAGCAGAAGATCTTAATATTAATGATCTCAATGCACTAAAACAAATCATCGAAGTAACTAATAGCCGTGGTAGTTATAAAGCTGCCGAAATGGAAGCTGTTGGCAAAGTTTACAATAAACTAAGCAAGTTTTTAGGTCAAGCAACAGCCGCAAAGGAAGAATAAAATGGTTAGTCTAAAACATGTTGGAAGATTTGTTGGCAATGGCAGAAAATGTCTTGTAGCATACAGAACTCTTCCTGGTGATGCATATAACTGTTTAGTAATTCCCACAGAAGCATTAGACGATAGGTATCATGATGCACTAATTCAATTAGTAGAATCTAATTCTGCACAAACAGCCAATGAGTTTGCCGAAGTATTGGCCAGAACTACTTTCCCTGATGGTAGTATTATGTTGGCTGCATTACATACTCAAGGTAAATTGATGAGAGTTGCCACTGATCAAATTGAAATGATCCCTAATTTTCAAACTAAAATTAAATTAGATCAACTCAATGTGGTCATTGCTGAACAAATGGGTGTGGCTGTAGACGATTTATCCATTAAAGAAGATCTCAAAAATCAAAAAAGAGATGATGTCGAAGTCGTTGAAGTAGCCACAGTCACTGAAGTACCTATGCCAGTTGTTGAAGAAAATTTTGACGACTTGCCCGTAGAACAACGTGCTACTAAATTGAGAGGGCAGGCTGACAAGTTATCTAAACAGGCTGCTGATTTACGTCGTCAAGCTGAAGCGTTGGTGCCTAGAAAAAAGAAATGACCATCAAGAAACTTTCAAAGGATGTCATTGAAAGTTGGCCCGAGATTTTCGAAGATGTTGAACTTAATGTAGTACCGTTGAAGTATCTATGCTCTATTCATGTCAAATTTAAAGATAAAAGAATTTGGAATATAGACATAGGCAAAAATCTACGGAATGACAATTGGCAAATTGTCCAAGAAAATATTCAAGAATTGATTATGAACTATAAAGAACATATATCAAGTATAGATTTCAAATTAGACACAGATAAAATTAAAAAAGATATTAGTCAAGAAACAAATAAATTCCTTAAAAAAAGAAAACTATGAATGTTAAATTAATTTCCTATAGTCAACCCACAGAAGAAATGAAAAACTTGGGTATTGACAGTGCTCAGGAATTAGTAGCATATTGTGCTAGAGTTAGTAATCCCAGTAATCAACTTAACACAGACACTAGCGAAAAGTTAATCAAATATTTGATTAAACATCAACACTGGAGTCCATTAGAAATGGCTTCAGCTTGTATGGAAATTACTACCACTAGGGATATTGCTAGGCAAATACTTCGCCATCGTAGCTTTAGTTTTCAGGAGTTTAGTCAACGCTATGCTGACCCTACTAAAGACCTTAATTTTGTCACTAGGGAAGCTAGACTACAGGACTCAACTAATAGACAAAACAGTGTAGAAGTAGAAGATCATTTACTACAAAATGATTGGTATCGTGCTCAACAGCGAGTTATCTACGCGGCACGTCGTGAATACGAATGGGCTATTGAAAATGGCATTGCCAAAGAGCAGGCCCGTGCAGTATTACCAGAAGGTCTAATTGAAAGTCGTTTATATATGAATGGAACTCTACGTAGCTGGATTCATTTTATTGAATTACGTAGTGCTAATGGGACTCAAAAAGAACATCAGGAAGTGGCATTGGCCTGTGCCGAAGCTATTGCTAATATTTTTCCATTAACTTCCAGTCTTATATCCAATTAACATAAATCTTGAAAACTCTTTATCAGGATATTTGAATTTCTTTTCTGATCTATAAAGATTAGTCAAAGGATATCGCTCTGCTAATTGATCTACACTAAAACAATAATCATGATCATCTTCGTCATCATGAATTTGATCAGTACTTTGAATTACCACTAATTGATTGGTAATTTTATCAAACCATTGCTTATCAATAATATGTTCAGCTGATGTGTTAATAATCACATCAAACTGTGAAAAATCAACTTGATTGGCGTCTTGGGTATAGGCTTTAAATTGCCATTCATTACATACCCAAGCATTATTAATTCTATCTGCTATGGATTCAACTTTTGGATCAATATCAAAAGACCTAATATGTTTGATATCCACAGCACGTCTAGATAGTAGTAAAAACGCCAATACTCCATACCATCCACCCAATATAGCTATACGACTGTTGCTAGGTATGATTGGTTCTAATCTTTCACATAACCAAAGTTTACTTTCCACTTGTCCGTGACTAAAAGCTGTAAAATCAATCATCATTAAACCTTTCTTTTAACCATTCAAAGTCATTAATCAATTTTAATTTATCAGTATTTTCAATATTGGCTAAAGCATAAGCTTTGCCAGCCAATGCACCTTTTACCGCATAACTACCATAAGGTCTGCCTTTGCCCATACTACACCATACGCTTAATCTTTCAAGGCTTTCGCCATTGTCTTTGTTATTAGTTACGTTGATAGTTAATTTAACTGCTTCTCTAAAAGCACTACGCCATGTACTAAATTCATCTACATTAAAATTCGTAATATTAGACACTTGTTCTATTACTTTAATTTTATTATTAATACTCAAAGTCATATCTAAACTTGTTGTGTCAACGTCTAGCGTTAATCGTCTAGGCAATAATTTAACGGCACCGTACCCATACACCAAATCGTTAATTGGATTACGGCTATGAAAAATATGTACACAATCTAAATCATATTCAGGAACAACATAATCAAATTTAAATTCTTCTAATACTCGAGCATCACCATCAACTACCCAAAACATTTTAGTAAATGAACTTTTTGCTGCCAATATATGAGCGTTATGAATACCTTTTACATCATTAATTCTTTTGGCCAGTATAAACCTAGAACGTAATATCTCCCAATTTTCATCAGCGTTAGGCTCATTATTTGAAATAAAAATTATGTCGTACATTGATAAAAACTTTTAAATCTATTCCAATACTTACCTGAACTAATTTCATCATTGCTCCAATGTATATGAGCAATCTTATCTAACCATTTTTCTCTATTAGGCAGTAATGGCGTGTCTATCAAATTAATATCATCAAATGCCACATCACGTGCCCAACTGTTTAAGGGATCGTCCAAATATACTGGAACTCCCTCAAGTACGCTAACACAATTTGGAGTAGAGTTAAACCCCACTGAACACCAAGCATTAGCCAAATCAGTTTTAATATGTTCATTATGGGATACTGCTACACCTTTTCTTCCATAAAGATTATATAATTTTTTTCTATTTTCAATATTAAAACTTTTATCACCTGGATGCAATCTAATAATAATTTTTCTATCTGTAATTTTTTTCAATCTTTTTATAATATTAGCAATCCAATCCAATCCGTTTTGATTAGGCATATTCCATGAGAGAGTTCGTTGACCTAAAACTAAAATATGATCACCATTTTCTCGCCATGGACGGGGTGTTAATCTATGATAATTTAAAATATCATTTAATTTTGAGCTATATGTTTCATCACCTAAGAAATATTCACCGTCTGTTGGATAAACACTATTGACGCTATATCTATGATAGAAATGACTAGATCTACCGTATGAAAAAATATTACTGTCTACAAAAATAATTTTAGATTTTTGAAGTTTTAAGGTATCAATAATTCTTTTTCTATAATTATTTTCTAAAGTATAACCTAAAATAAATCCAGCATCTAATTTTGGAATAATATCACTAGGACTTCTAAATTCTATGGCCTCGTCTCCGCATATGTTTACTCCATCACGAAAACAATCCATCAAAGTTTCTTTATGGGGAGCCTTATGAATATTAGTTATAGACGAATAAAAAATTCCTACTTTCATTGACTTTCTAAAATTGTTAATAAATTTTCTTTATCTTTAATCATTTCTGAAATCATTTCTTCAGTTGAGCCTGTCCAAAGACTTCTAATTTTTTTAGGTATTTTACTGCCATAGTGGACAGTACCTAATGTATACGTATGTAACCCCCCGCCTTGATCTTTATTTTTAATTTTATAACTGGGGTATTTTTCAAATAAACTTTCTACAGCGTCACCATCATATGCTCTGTCAAGTTCAAAAATCTTTTTTGATTCCCAGATATTTTCATAATCATATAGCAATTGATCCAATCTAGAATCGCTCATATTAACTATGATGTGTCCTGCATCTAATTTTTTTAATTGTGATTCGCCGGTGGCCCAAATATGTTTACTTTCAATTAGACCAGTTAATATTTGTTCAAATACATCTTGATTGAATTTTACAATTTCCACATCAGTATCTAGCAATACTACAAAATCATATTGTCTCAAATTACGCAATGCCCAAACTTGACTTTGCATTTTACGCCAAAAATTTACAGTTTTAGTTCTATTACAAAATTCTCTAAATAAGTTTCCTTGATTGTAAACATTATTCCATTGAACTATTTCAATATTTGGTATATCTATTACATCGTCGTCACAAATAACATATTTGTCACCAGGCAATTGCTGCCAACTTGGTAAACAATATTTTGCTATAAATTCATAGTATTTTGCATCGGCCAATCCACTCCAGGCTATGTTCATTTTATATCCCTCTGCTGACAATATTCAGTTAAAATTCTTTCTTTATGCCATTCATCTGCCATTGGTGTGTTGGCAAACTCATGAAAAGAAGGAGCTCCTAAAGTGTAATGTAATAATTTAGCATTAGGATTAGCACCGTATTCATCTGGTAACCAATTCCATTCTTTAGGCAATTCGCCTATTCGACTGTCATCTAACCAAGTAAATCTATGTAATTCTGCACCAGTTGCCTTCATTATATACTCCGGAGTTAGTATTCTATTTGGAAAACTATTACAATTCCAAAGTATCACACTGGACCAATTTTTTCGAGGATAATCCTCATTTTTGGAACCCAAGTATTTAACTGGCATTTTTGTTTTATAATCATGCTTAATAACTTGTACGTCATACTGAGTACTACGTAAGTTCCATAATTCCGTAATATCATTTCGTACTATCATGTCTCCGTCTATAAAGATGGCATGACCACACCAGTGCATAAGATATGGCACTAAAAATCTAGTGTATATAAAATGATTACTGCCGTCAGTATGAGTCTCATTGTAATCTTTAAAAAGATTCAATGCCACTGGTATAATACTAACTGGGCTGGAACTATTTCGTATTATGCTATTAGCACATACATGGAATACTGTGGCCTCTCTAGGATCATACCCAATAAATATTGGGATAAGTTCTTTCATCTATAATGTAGCGTCTTCTAACCCAGCGGTTCGAAGTTTTATTACATTACTTAGCTGCCATTGTTTGATGTCCAATGCTTTTGTGATGCCCAACCATTTATTACGTATTAAGGCAAATTCATTGATAACTTTTTCAAAGTCAACAACATCTGGTTCACCTTCTACATAACGTTCACAATCCCTACTACTCAATGCCCGTTGATAATTTTCTAAATATTTTTTAAAATGATGGCTCTTAAGTTGACGCATTTCAATATTTAAGTATTCTAAGATAGCCTCAATCTCCTGTAATTGATTGAATCTTTGTTCTACAATACCAGGCATGCTGGCTGCTGCTTTTTCTATATTACCCGTTATACGGGAATCTTTTCTTGCTTCAATCAATTCATCCTCATAGTATGACATAGCATCAGGTAAAAGTTTGAAATCTTGACTAATCTTAGAATACCACATGATCAATATTCGTCTTCTTCAGAATCCTCATACTCCTCATCAATCTCAGTGTCATCTTCTAAATAATACTCAATAGCACTATCTAAATCAGCATCTGAGCCCATAGCACCTTGAAGGACTTTATCTTTGATATTAAAGTCTGCTAACAAATCAACAAATTGCTCGGCAGCAGCTTGAATATCGTCCTTTCTAATGAACTCTTTAAAAAAGCACCAAATATCACTAATTTGCGTATCAGTCATTTTCTACAGTCTCCTCCGTTATGACTTCTTTAGGTTTAATGTTATGGAAATCCTCCATTAACATATCTAATTTATCATTTTTCCATTCTTT